ATTGCCCCGGTTTCAGCGGTCTCCCGGCGCGTTCGAGCGCGTAGTGGGACGCTTGTACGCGCGGTTTGCCTCGTTCAACCACCATCATCGGGTATGTTGGTTTCTTCCGGCCCTTGCTCGACTGCGAATGCCAGTTCAGACAGCCGGTAGCCGGGTCAATCCGGGTCTTGGCAAGAAAGCGGGTTTCTGCGGACTGGGAACGCCTCATAAACGAAGAGTATCAATCCCGAGACTGCTTTCAAGCCTTATTTTCTGGGCCTTAAGCGATCCAATTCCTCGTTTATCTCGCGGGGAGACATCTCGTTGAGGGGTTTTTCGGCCCTCTGGGCGACCTCCTGGAGACGCCCGATGTCGCCTAAACTCTCAAGCAAAGTTCGCGCTGCGGCTGCACGGGCGGCGCTCGGTGCAACCGGGTCATCTGCAACCTCAAGTAGGGCGCGGAGGGCGAGTTTTCGGATGTCTTCCTTAGCCGGCGAAGTATTTATTTCGCGTCTTTTGGGGGTCTTTTTGACGGCCTTGTCGAGTTCTGATGGGTTGTTCATTGGGTTATTTTTCCCGATTTAAAAAGAGACAAATTTTCTAGGTGAGCTTACATTCCCGTGCGGCGCGGCGGCCCGAGGCCAGGCCAGGGGTCGGATAGAAAAACCAAACAATATCAAACACTTAGCGTGTCTCCGTAAGTCAACGCTTACATACGAGACGTGTGTCTCCAAACGAGACACGCGTCTCATCGTTCACGTTCTGTTCTCATGTCTCCAGGTGCGCCTGGAGAGCCTGAAATCGGCCCTTTGGAGACAAGCACGGGAGACGTGCAAGCGCGGCTAGCCGGGAGACATTTTAGAGACATGGCTTCGTGAATCCTAGGCGCGCATTGCGCCGCGCTTCTATCGCCTTTCCTCTTTCGACAGGCGACAACAGGCGCGACTCTGGCACGTCAGGCGGAAGCGACTCGAATAGCGCGGCCAGCGCGGCCAGCGCATAGCGCGGCGCAGCGCGGCCAGTAGCCAGCGGGATAAACCTGTCGCCTAGGTCCGCGCGCTGCGCCTGATAGGCGTTTGCGTGACCGCCATGCGAAGCACAACAGGATCCGCCTTGAACGCTATCTTTGCGACAGCGCTGGCCAGTGGCGCGCGCTGTCGCCTTGCATTGCTTCCGGCTAGCGTGACCGTCGCCAAAGCTAGACCGATAGCCGGGAAAGCGCTGCGCCTTGCTAGCGGTCCTAAGCGGCGCGCGCCAGTTAGGGCGATTCTTCGATATGGCCATAGCGCCACAAAAACAGGCTTTGCAGCGCGATTCAAGTTTCCCGGCTAGTCGGATAGCCTAAAAGCAGAAAGGCGCGCTCTAGAGCGCGCCTTTCAGGCTTTGCGGGCAGGTCGCGGGCGACTAGGCGCTTTCGCGCTCCAAGGCGCGAACAAGAACGCCTAAGCCTGCGCTGGCAATATCGTCAGGCTTGCATGAGACCGCCAAGCTAAATCCGTCATGGGAAGGAATCCCGATGCAAAGCGCCACGGTCTCGACATCCATCCGCCTTGCATAGTCGCAAGCTTTGCGCACCATGATACCGCCTGAATCGCAATCGCCGTCAGATACCACAAACAGGATCTTCCGCTTGTTTGGCGCGCGCGCCGCAAGCTTCGCCGTCGCGGAAATCATGCAGGAGGAAAGCGGCGTGGATCCGCCTGCGGTCAATCCAAGGCGCGCAAGGCGCTTTAGGACGATGGGAAGCGTAGGCGTTTCGCTGGTCGCCTTGACAGTCTCGAATTCTGTCGAGGAAAACGACAGGATATCGTTTTTGACGCCTACGCTTTGCGCCGCCTGCGCGATTGTCAGCGCGAGAGTCGACGCCGCCCATGCGTAAGCTCCCGACATGGATCCGCTATGGTCTAGCAAAACGGTTATCTCCGTTTCATAGCCGCTGGAAAAGGTTCGCCTAGCGTAAACGCCTTCCGTCTGACCTGCGCCTATGCGCGCCATTGCAGAACGGTCTAGGCGACCGCTAGGGCGATTGCGCTCATAAGTTTCGTTATCCGCCGCTTTCAAAACGCGCGCGACCTGCGCCTTAAGCTTTCCGGCGCGCAAGGCGTTTTGCGACAGCGCGGCCACGCTAGCCGTTGGCTCTTTCATCCAGACGCTTTCCATCGCTGGCCGCGCCACGCCTGCGCTGCGCTGCGCCTTGCGGATTGCTTCCGCCATGACCGACTCTTTCGAAGCGTTCACGGGATTCCGCTTTGCGCCTTGCGCGGACTCTTTGATTTCATCCGATACGGGATCCATCTCGACAGCGCGCATTTGATCGAAGTCAGCGGTCAGGTCTGAATCGCCGCTTCCGCCTGCGCTGTTGCCTGACTCGCCTTGTTCGCCATTAGGAGCGCCGCTGGAGACCGGCGCGGGCGCTGCGCTATCCTCTTCCGGCTTATCGCCTTCCTGCGCTTCTACGGTCTCCGCTGCGCCGCTGTCGGCCGTTTCCGTTTCACTGTCGCTATCGACAGGCGCGCTGTCCTGCTTTTCGCCTTCCGGCTTTGACTTGTCGCCTTTGCCGCTGTCGCCTTCTGGCTTGTCTCCCGGCTTAGGCGCAAGGCGCGCTTTCAAGGCGCGCACGATGTCCAGAATATCGTTTGTGCTTTGCGCCTTGCTAACCTGCGCCATGACATCAGCGACCAAGGCCGACATAGCAGGCGAAAGCTTGTCTAGCTGCGCCTGCGCTTCCGGGAGATTGTAGCCGCAAACGTGGACGCGACCGGCCATTGCCAGCAACCAAGGCAAGTCTTTCATGTCGTTTGGATTGTAGCTAGCCGGAAGCGCGGCCACGCAATGCGACAGCAAAGCGTTTAGAACCTTGGTCGAATTTGCCGCGATAGCCGCATGATTGAATTTAGTCTCAATGCGCACGTCTTCCAGCGCATTGACCAGAACGTGGATCCGCTCACGAACAGCGGTATGCCAAGCGGTTTCGTCAGTGTAGAGCGCATGGCACAATTCGTGAAGGAAATAGCCGGTCCAGCGGTCCAGCTCTTCCTTGGATAGGCGAGTCGCGCTGGCCATGGCCGGAAACTTGACTTCAACGTCAATCGCGCCGGTCCATGCGTTTTTAAAATGTTTGATGCTGGCAGTTCCCGATACGCTATCGATGCGCGCGCCAACGTTTCCGGCCTTTTCGCCTGCTATCGTCAGGAAGGCGCGAATATTCATTTCCATCGCGTCCAAGGCGTCTGTCACTAAAACTTGCATTTGTTCTCTCCGTTGTTTGGTCAGGTCAATTTAAAGCGCGCGATATCCCGCAAAGCCGGATCCGAAATAATTCTTGGCCGCGCGGCTAGATGTATAAATCAGTTTTTGACGCAGCAAAGCCTTGATAGCTTTCTGCACGTCTTCAAGCTTTACGCCTCCAACCTTAGCTTCGAAATTAGCGTAAATTTCCCGGCGTTTGGCGATTTCTAAAAGCTTTTGTTCATAAGCGGTCATTTCGATTCTCTCCGTTTTCGGTCTCTTGCGTCTAAGCGCAAAGCGCTTATGCGCCAATTTCACACATGAGTCAAGCGGGAGACAAGTCTCCCGCTTGATATTGGCGAATTAGCCTTAGTCCTGCGCTAGGTCGGGAAAGCTTTTGCGCGCATCGACCTGTTGCGGCGCGTCTGACAGTGGCGCGGAAGCTTTCCCGCCCATGTCTCCCGTAAAGGCCGCGACATCGAAGGCGGCGCTGAAATGCTGGCGCAGCGCTTCCCGTTCTGCTTCCGGCAATCTGGACAGGACAGTGTCATGGAAAGATTCCGCGACATCGAATCCTCTTCCGGCCATGTTCACGAAAGCGACCATCCGGCGCAGCGACAGCGGCCTAGCGTCAAAGCCGGAAAGTTTTCTTGCGCTGTTGACGAAAGCAACCACACGGTCACAGGCGCTGCGCGGCGCTGTTGTCCGATTAGCCAGCGCCTGCGCTTCGCGGTCGGGCGACATGTAGTCGACATAGAGCATGGCCGCGAAGCGGTCGACCAAGGCGGCATTAGCCTGTTGCGTCCCCGCATAAAGGCCGCTTTCGTCGCCATAGCCACGCGTATTGTCGGCAGCGCAAAAGGCGACACCATCAGCGCAGCGGACCTGCTCCCCCGTTGCAAGATTCAGGTAGCGCTCATCCAAGAGCGTTTGCAGCACCATCGCGATTCCGGGCGGGCAGGCGGTAATTTCGTCTAGCAGGATAATGGTTCCGGGCTTGCGGATTGCCTGCGTCAGAATCCCGTCTTTCCATCCGGTATTTCCGTTTTTGAGACCATCGGATCCAAACAGGTCAATGGGATCCGTTGTGCGGTTGAAAGCGATTCGAACAAACGGTCTCCCGGTGCGCGCGGCATACTGCGTTGGGGCGGTGGTTTTACCTGTGCCAGCCGGACCGGCTGTCCAGAAATATTCGCCATTCTCGACATAACCGGTCAGTTTCGCGATTAGCGCAGGATCCGCGACATAGTAGGGATCCACGATAGGCGCTGCGCTCGAATCCCAACGCGAGACCGGAAGCGCCGCATGTTTGTGGCGCGGGAATCCCCAAAGCTTGCCAAAGGTGGTCTGCTCGATTCTGGCCGCATCGTTTGAGACAGGCGCAGCGACGACAGCGCCTGACTCGTCGACGTGAACCGTCACGGTCTTTTCAATCTCGATTGCGGGCTTAAGCGCCGCCATGACGATAGGCGCAAGCGCGGTCTCTACCTGACCTAGCAGGACAGGCGACAGGAAAGGCCGCAAGGGCGACAGGACCGTTTCCGCTAGGTCAGGCGCGGACTCTGTCTCAACAGACGCGACAGGCATTGCAGCGGTTTCCATTTCTTCGATTGTGCCAGCGGTCGCAACCATGTCGCGGACCTGATCCATGAGTCCGAATTCCTGCGCCGCCTTAAGCGCCAACTCCGTTGTCAGATCTCTTGAAGCGAAATTACCATTGAAGGCGCGAAAGCCATCAAAGTCAGGATGATTGCGAATCATGGCGCGGACAGCATCGCGGACATTTTTCGAAAGTTTCAACATTTGTTCTCTCCGTTTGGTTTGTTGGCGGCCTTGGTCGCTGGCCGGAATTTGTGATTTAGAGACATGTTCGCCCTATGTCAAGTCTCCCATGTCTCTTTTGGTTTGCGTTTTTGGAAAGCGCGCCAGGTCGCAACCATCAAAAATTTCGTTCTTGGTTTGTGCTTTTGGGAGACATGAGCCGGGAGACGGGGAGACGGGAGACGGGAGACGGGAGACGGGAGACCGTCACGCGCTGCGCGCTGCGCCTGCGCGGGAGACCGCGCGCTGACGCGCGGCGCGCGCTGGGCGCGAGCCTACCTTTTAGGCCCGCGCGCCGCACCAGGGGGTACTCACGGGCGAAAACTAATATAGGAAAACAGACCGGAATTTTTGTCTGGGCCAAACGTGTGGAACAGGGCCGGGGGTTGGTGGGTGGCCTTGGGGAAATTCCCAGGGGGAGCGCCAGGGCGTAGAAGCGAGGTGGCCTTGCTTCCTGTCTCCGGCAGTCTCCCGGTTAATTCAGGATCTCGGAATCACCCCCCCAGGGGTCGGATCAGGCAAACTCCTCTTCTTCGTGGAACATCCTCACCCACTCCGTCAGTTCTCCAAACGCCCAAGTTGCAATGTCCGGGTGGTACTTCAGCAGGGCGCTCTCCTCGTTCCCCTGCGCCATGCGATGCTGCGCCCGGTTATAGGCGAGCCAATAAACCGTCTTCGGAGACGGCACTCTCCGATAGAGTTTGAAGTTCGCCCAGTCCGGGTTTTCGGTCTGTCTCGCCTGATAGACCAGAAGCCACCCTTTACATTCCGCGACCCATGTGTCGCCCGGCTGGATCTTTCGCGGCAATCTCATTTTCATTCGGCACTCTCCTCTGTCTGGTCGCGCGCAGTCTGATGATATGTTCGAACCTTAATGGCCGCGCGCAGTCTGATACCCTTTGGGTCAGACTGCGCTGCCTCCCCAGTTAGACTGCGCTAATGCTCAGTCTAACTGCGCTACCCCTATTTTACCCCCTTCATAACCACGAGAGGAACCTTGCCATGGCCACTCCCATCGCTCCCCTCCACGGTCTCCACCCAGCCCAAATCTTCCAATTTGGCAATGATTTCGTCTGCCTTCATGACGGAGACACCCAGTACCCGATGCGCCGAATTGGCTCCCGTATTCCGCGCCGTCGGGGCATACCGGCGGACCTTCTTCCCCCTCCGAACCGCCTCTTCGATCAGGTCGCACCACGCTCGTAGAGCCGTCATATCCTCTGTTGTCTTCACGGGCCGGATAGGCTCCAATACAACCGTTTGTTGAGCCACCATCTTGTCTGGATCCACCGCATCCCCGACCGGAATGGCCTCCGTTGTCAGTTCGTAGTAGCAGGCCACATACCTCGCCCGGTCATCATTGGCCTTCGCCACATACTCGACCACGATGTCTCGCCCCTCCCAGCCGTAGTTCTCGACCTCTCCCCTGTTGGCCGGTGTGAGTGTCACTGCCCCCCGCACCGATCCGCCAATGGCAAACGACCCCTTCAGCGCCACGATGGACCTGTCCTCGTCCCCGACCGATCCCTTGTTGACGTGATGGATGAACACCACGGACGCCCAGAACACCTTGGCCAGCCGATCCAGGAACTGCATGACCGGATTGATGTCCTTGGCTTGGTTCTCGTCGATCCCGGTGACCGAGGTCGCCAGCGTGTCCACCACGATCATCGCGATGTCTCTGCCGCCCTGCACCCACCCCAGCACCATTTCCAGAATTTCGAGGCACTCGAACTCCCAGCCCTTGGTGCCGTCCCAGCGCAGGAGCGTGGACTTCAGCGGGATTACCTCGTGCGGCGGCACGACCCCAGCTAACCCATGTCTCTGCTCCCACGCCTTGAAGCGGCGCTTCATGACGTTCAGCCCGTCCTCGTTGGAAATGTAGATCACATCCCCGCCGAAGTTCATCTCGCTCTGGCCGTACCGCAGCAGGTCTTTGCGCCCGTAGGAGACAGCCAGCGACTGTTGCAGGACCAGAAGAGACTTCCCCAGCCCCGGCATACCGCCCAACACCGACAGAACCCCGCGCTCGTAAGGAGTCATGATGGTCGGAGGGGCGACGATGTTGACGGCAGCCTCGCGGAGCGTCTGGACCTTGCCGTTCAGCCCCCAATGCGGTGTGTCTCCCGAACGGTGGTGTTTGGGCGTCACCTGCGTCTTGGCGATTTCCCTTAGCAACTCGTCGATCTTCATGCCCGCAGCCTTGGCAGCCGCCGGGCCTGAACCGGCTCCCGCAGTCGCCCCGGCGGCAGCCAGGGTCTCTGCGTCGAGGTCAGGGAACATCTCCTCGTCCCGCGCGAAAATCTTCTGCGCTTCCTGTCTCTCCGGTGAATCTACCCCATGGATCTCTTCCACGATCTTCCGCAGGGTCGTCGCTGACCCCTTGGCGCTCGAATAGGTGTCCCACGCCCGTCTGGTCTCTGCCTCGTCGTACTTGTCGGACTTCTGCGACCACTCGTCGAACTGTTCGAACCCTTCGCCGCCCGTCGCGCCCCATGTGGCGAGGCCGGTTCTCGTCCACTCATCATAAGACCTTCCCCTGCGTGGGTCGCCGCCCTCTGGCCGGTTGTTGGGGATCAGGTCGAGCAGGGCTTTGACGTTCTCTGGAGACAGTGTCTCCCCTGCGGCGGACCCAGCCCCCGAAGCCCCAGGAGGACTTTCAGCCATGGGGTCGATCCCGAACTCGCGGCAGAACATTCCGAACGTCCACGAGTTGCCGACGTGAGTGAGCCTCGTCCTGAACCCACGCCCGTCGGGTTTCGTGTTGGTGCCGGTCGGCAGCCGGAAGTATTGCCCGACGGCATGGAGACCGGGGCCGAATATCGGGTGTCTCTTGAGAGCCTTGTAGATGAACCGCGCCTGATCCGGGGTCAGCACCGGGTCGAAGTGGTAGCCGAACTGATACCTGTCGCGCCGAGTCTCCGTCTTCCACGATGGCTCTGCCACCATATCAAAGGCGTCCTCGTCGATTTCGATGCCGTCCGTGATCGACGTGGTGCCGGGAGCAGCCGTGACTTTCTTGCCGATGTCGTCGAAGACGATGAACGGCACCGACTCGATCCTGTCGTCGTCGCGGTTGGTCAGCCCCAGCGGATAGGTCGCAGCCGTGACGTGGTGGCGCTGGTTGTCGGGGAGTTTTCGCAGGGCTTCCTCGGTGTAGTGGCCAATAACCACCAGACCCTTGTCGCCGGGGATGGACCCCGCGAGGAACAGCCCATGCACGTCGAAACCCCCAAATGCGTCCAGAAAATCCACGCTACGCTGATTGGAGGATGACGGCGGCTCTTGCGGAGGGGATCCGGTTGACTTATCTTCATTCACAGGAATGGCCTCCATTGGTCTTCGGTTACGTTGCCGCCTCTTGGTCGAAAGACGGGTTTGGCTGGTTTACTCTCCGCCGCAGACGATGCACCATTCTCAGGGTGAAGAAAAGGTCGTTTGGTCGCGTCCCCTTCATCCGAAAGTTATCAGGCCCCTCGCCCCACCTGCGAGGGGCCTTTACTTTGTCGGCCAGCCCGACAGCCATCCACCACCGCCGATTTTCTTCCACAGGGGATCGAAGAGAATCCAGCAGCAGTTGGCGGTGCCGGTGTCCTTTGTCCCGGCTATCCAGATTTGTCTCGGCATCGTCACCACCTGCCAGATGAACGGGTGATAGGGAACCGCCTGTCTCGTGAACAGCCAGTCCGTGTAGAGCAGGAACCAGATCGGGCGGTCGAGAGACAGCAGATTATCGAGGATCGGATGGAGCAGGTGAACGCTCCAGGGCGGATTCGTGATGAACATCTCGGCGTCTCCGAGGTCTCCTGCCGTGAGTGCCGCCGCGTCGAGGACTCGTCCGGGAGGCCGGATGTCCGACCAACCGACGCACTCGGCCATGGCATTCCTGTTCAGCGCCCGGACGAGGTCGCCTTGGCCATAGCAAGGCTCGTAATATTTCACGCCCAGCGGCAGATGGGGGACAAGAGACAGGACAGCCTTCTCCGGTGTCGCCACGAAATCGTGCGGGTGGTTGATCTGCCGTCCAAGGATTTTGCTCATGGCTTGCCGTAGCGGTTCATGACAGCCCCCTCGGCAGCCACCGGGAGACCTTTGGCCCAGTCGGGAGCCTCTTCGATCACCTCCTTGCCGCGCAGGAAGGCTTCGTCGACCGACATCTGCGCGTCCAGCGCAATCGGATCGACTTCGAAGACCACCTCGTCGTGGACGGAGAGAACTAACTTCGCGACAATCCCGTGGATCCTTGTGGCCCCGTCGAAGATGATGTCTCTGGCGACTGCCTGGGTTATGTTCTCGGCGAACTTGGCTCCCCAAGACCTGATCGGTCCCCAGCGCTTGGTGTACTGATCGACGCCATCATAGGTGATGGCCATGCCGTTGCGGGTCGAATCGGGGTCCACTTCCAGACGGCAGTTGCGATAGAATAATCTCCTGCCGGATGGCAGCTTGATGGTCAGCAGCAGGTCTCCGTTGCGCGCCTTCGCCGTCTCCAGTTGCAGCCCGCCCAGCGGGATGGTGTAAGGCGGCGGCTGGTTCAGGACCATGCGGATAGCGGTGTCTAGCGATGACCAGAACTGGACGATCTGCTCGTTGGCGTCCCGCCACGCCCAGACGATGCTCTCGCTCTCCTCCTGCGTGAGGGTAATCCCGTAGCCCTTGGCGAAGTCGACGAAATGCTTCGCCCCCATGCCGTAGCCAAGACCGAGAACCGCGACCTTTCCGGCGTCTCTGGACCCCAGCCCCATCTGGTCGGCGGTGAACTGGTAGATGTCCGGCCCCTGCTTGAGGTCGAAGGCCCGGAACGCCTCGACGATGTTGGTCTGCCCGGAGAGCCACGCCAGAACCCGCGCTTCGATCTGCGCGAGGTCGTAGACGAAGAAGACTTTGCCGTCTCCCGGTATCAGACAGCCCCGGAGACAGGTGGAGACAACCTCCAAGGGTTCTCCGTAGAACTCGCGGATGCCCTCCTGGTCGAGGCCGTTCTTGATCGCCTTGACCACCTGCGGCACGATCTTGGCAATCGTTCTCATCGGTCGCGGCATGTTCTGCGGCTGGATCAGACGCCCCGAACTGCGCCCCGTGCGCCCCGCGCCGTAATACTGGAGCGTCCCTCGCACCCGCTCGTCGGTGTCGACGGCGTTGAGCATCGCCTGAAGCTTCGCGACAGACGACTTGGCGACCTTCTGGCGGAGGTCCAGAACCTTCTCGACCACCGGGTCGAGGTCGAGGTCCGCCGCGTACTCCAGTGTCTCCCTGATGGTCTCCTTGCCCACGTCGGGGATCGGGTCGCCCATCCAGTCGAACCACCGGGTCAGCGCCGTGGTTTGAGTGCCGGGCGAGGTGATAACCCCCTGCGTCAGCAGCGAACACTCGGCATTCAGCAGCGCTGTCTCGGCGGATGCGATCTCCATCATCCGGTCGATCAACTGGAGGTCCAGCTTGATGCCGATCCTGTTGCTCTCCCAGTCCAGCGCCGCCAGTTCCCGCTCGCTCGGCGGCAGATTGGGGATGTAATTGGAGATGGCTCTTTCGGCCTCCACATCTTGGTCGCAGTAGGCAGCCAGCGCAGCCAGCTTGGAAGGCCCCTCCAGCGCATCCTCGTGCCAGAAGGTCGGGAAGGCCGTCGTCTTCTTCCCCCTCGGCAGCGGCCTTGGCTTGCACATGGAGAGCATCAGCCGATGCCCGGCTGGGTCTTTCTGGATCGGAAGTCTTAACGCCGACCCGGCCATGCCCAGGGCAGCCGGGAGACCGCCGTAGAGAGACCGCTGCATGGTGCATTCGAATTGCTTCGGATCCAGTTGGAGGCCGAACCAGTTCTCTATCAGGTTCGCTTCGAAGTGGACGTTCCATGCGGCGAGGGTGCCGCCCTGAATGAGATGGCCGCGCACCTTGTCCGGCAGCCCGTATTGGTGTCTCGCGGGCAGCAGGACGTGCTGCACGGGTTCGTCGTCGAACGCCCACGACATGCACAGCACCACCGTCGAGGGGTGCCGGGAATAGCGGGAAGCCCCGACCTTCTTCAGGTCGAGGAGAGACGCCGTCTCGAAATCGATGTGCAGTATCTGGTCGCTCACTGGATGGTACTCGTGATCGGCTCACCCATCGTGTCTTCGTCGGTCTCCCCTTCGCGGAGAGACATCCTGACGTGTTCGATCTTGCCGTCGGCGTGGGCCGTCGCGACCATGTCGTGCATCACTTCCATCAGGCAGATCGGGCAGATTTCGGTGTCCCTGGAGATTCGCCACGCGAGGTCCAGCAGGAAGCTGGCGATTTCCATGGTGGTCTTCTCGGCGTCCTTTGGGTCGCTCAGTTCGACGACGATAGGCATTGTTCTGTCTCCTCGTCAGCGTCTACCGGGTGGGTTGGGTAGCCGTCTTCGTCCAGCCACCATTCTTCGAAACGCTCATGGTTGCCGTCCCTGCCGACATAGCGCAGCATCTTGGTCTTGCGCGGTGCTTCGTCGGGTCCACGGTCAGCCTTCTCGTCGTAGCGGGTCATGTTGCCCCCGCTGCAAGAGCGGCGTCTATGACGGCTATGTCGTCATCAACGTTTTGCACATAGCCGTTCCAGCAGACGAGAGCCTCTCGCGCCCGTCGCAGCGCCGCATCCTTGGCCGCGATCTGCGCCTTGAGGTGATCCAGTTTGGCTCGCCATTCAGCATCGTTTTGCAGGCGGAAGTCCTGATGCTCCTGCTCCTTGCCAGCCAAGCTTGCCCGCAGTTCCGTGATGTCCTGCCACAAGCCTTGCTGCGTGATCTGGTGAGCCTCGTCCAATGCGTCCAGCGCCGCATCCTTGGCCGCGATCTGCGCCCGCGCCTCGTTGCGTTGTCGAATGGCGTCTTTAAAGCCCGTATTAGCGCAGTAGATTTCCTTGTTGGCGTCCCGCAGCAGCGCCGCATCCTTGGCCGCGATCTGCGCCCGCGCCTCGGCTCGGTCATTTGCAATGTAGTCAACGTGAGTAACAATCTGACTAGGGGCAGGGATGCCTTGCCATTTCCCGTCATACCAGCCGTCGAGGCCAAATAGGTCTCGTAATTTTTGCCACTCGGTTTCATGGGCCGCGATCTGCGCCCGCGCCTCGGCGAGTTGCACCTCCATGTCATGGCGGGCAACGGAGTAGGCCAGTTCGTAGGCGTCCTTGTTCTGCGCCCGCGCCTCGACTGCCTGTCGATGAGCCTCGGAGGCCATATCGACTGCTTCGACTTGTGCCTTGGTTAGCACCGCGATCTGCGCCCGCGCCTCGGCGAGTTCGGCCACAAGCCTTGCCTGCTCCTTGTAGAGCATGTCCTCGCGTTCGTAGTCGGCAACCCGTGCTTCAGTTGGCATTTCATCTCTCCATTTGTTTGGTCGTGCGCCATCTCTCATGTGTTTTTGTGCGCTGTCAATAGAAATCCGCTTGCTTTTGGAGAATGCCCACCATATACACAGCGACGAAATCACAAATCGCCCTGGAGCAACCAACCATGCCCCGCTACACCCATCTCAAGCCAATCGCGCAACGAAACCTGCCGAAATACGAGTTTCGGGCCTTTCTCGACGCGTTGGGGAGCGATCAGGAGATCCACGAACTCATCGCCGAGTCGGGCTACGAAAGCCCGACCGTCAGTGTCATCCGCAACTGGCGCTCGCGCAACTCCATCCCGACGCGGTGGCTGCCGTTCCTTTTAAGGGTGGCGCAGAACCTGCCGAAGCCTATCCCGGTGGACTGGATCATCCGCGAGGAAGAAGAAGCGCTTTTTTAAACGGCCAAGACCAACCGGAGAGACAAAGTGAAGTTCAAGAACAAGACCCCCGAAGAACTGCGCGCGCTGGCCGACAAGACTCGGCGAGACATGATCCTGCACAACGCGCAGGGCCAGAAGATACTCGACGAAGCCGAGGCAATGGGCATCCCGGAGGGAGACCCGGTCTTTCGCTCCGTCAAGCGCAGCATGAGAGCCGACGGCCAGTTGATCCTGCTGATGGACGAACTCACCGTCCGTGAAAGCGCGGTCGGCGATGTCGGCCTGTTCTTCCGCATGATGAAGGCGCTCGACGACGCCCAGAAGCAGCGCGCGATCATGGTGCGGCTGGTCGAGGAGTTCCTCAAGCGATGACTAGGTGGAGCATAAAACGAGTCGTTGTCGAAATCGCGGTGCAGGACGACTGCGTGGACACAAGTGATGTTCGTTGGGCTGTCGAGACGGCGCTTACATCATACCGGACCTTCGACAGGACGCTGCGTTCACGGCACCCCAAAAATGGCGGTCCTGTTCGTCTTGGCGTGTTGACGGTCAAGCAGTTCAACAGGGTGGTGGCGGCAACATGATAATTCTGGGCATCGACCCCGGCAGTGTCTCTGCCGCCTACGCCTTCCTAGACAGTGACGGCAGGTGTCTCTTTGCAGACGACGTGCCGGTGGTCGACAAGATGGTGGACGCTTCCGAGTTCAACCGGATCGTCCGGTTCTGGCTCCCAGACGAAGCCATCATCGAACAGGTGTCGGCAATGCCCAAGCAGGGGATCACCAGCGCCTTCCGGTTCGGCATGGGCTGCGGTCTCCTGCGCGGGGTTCTTTCCGCCAATCAGATACCTCTGGCGCAGGTAGCGCCAAGCAGATGGAAAAAGCACTTCAACCTCGATTCTGACGGGGAGAAATCACGGGCATTGGCCATCAGATTCTGGCCGGATTGCAAGATGCTGTCGCGCAAGAAGGACCACGGGAGGGCCGAAGCTCTCCTGCTTGCGCGCTACCACAAGGAGACACGCGCATGAAGATGCTACTCGCTATCGGCGGCCTCTACGCCATCCTGATGGCCACCGGCTTCTGGTCGATGTGGCCGACGCCGGACGACGGCTGCTTCCCCGGCGACGGCTACCGCTGGCGCGCGGCGGAGACCGCAGACCCGCGCGTCGTCGAGTTCAAGATCTGCGAATGACCAAGGGAGAGACATTATGGCACTTGCTCGAAACACCGACCCGGAGACTAGCCACAAAGCCAAGGTTTTCCGCTTCAACGAGGACCGGGTTCTCGTGCTGGAAATCCATAACCAACACCGGCTGGGGCTAACCGACTATGACCTTGCCGCTATCACAGGCCGACAGCAGAACAGCGTCGGCAAGCGCCGCACTGAACTGCGCGACCAAGGCTTTATCGAAGACTCCGGCATGAGGCGAAAGGCCCCAAGCAAGGCGATGTGCATAGTTTGGCGCATCACGCCTACGGGTATCTCCATAGCCGGGATGCTGTCGGGCAAGAAGGAAGAGGCCGCATGACGTTCGCGCTTTTTGATTACCAGAAGCGGGCTGCCGACATTATCGCCCCGCGCGACCACTCGACCTATCTCGCCGACGAGATGGGGGTGGGCAAGTCCGCGACCGCCATCGAAGTCGCCAAGCGGCGCAAGGTCGAGCGTCTCCTGATCCTCTGCCCGTCTGTCGGCAAGCTGACATGGGTCCGAGAGTTTAGGCGCTGGTGGCCGGAAATCCAAGTAACCGTGGTCGAGAAGCCTGCCGACGTGCGGGCCATGGCCAAGGGAGACGGCGCGTTCATCCTGTCCTACTCGCTGCTATCGATGAGCAAATCCGGCGGCTTCGACTACATCGCCGAGGCCAGCAAGGCCAAGCCGTTCGAGATGTCGGTCTTGGACGAGGCCCATGCTCTGAAGAACCCGAAGGCGATCAGAACCAGGGCGGTCCTGCACACGCTGAAACCGATTCTGGGCTGGTGTCTCCCGATGAGCGGGACGCCTACTCCCAATCATTCGGGCGAACTCTTCCCGATCCTCTATGCCCTGTTCCCGGAGGTCATCCGCCTGCCGACCGGCAAGCTGATGAAGCAGTTCGAGTTCGAGGAGTGCTACTGCGACATCAAGCATGTGCGCTTCGGCGGTGGGCCGATGCTCCGGCAGATCGCCGGGTCCAAGAACATCGAACAGCTTCGCGCCCGTCTCGCGCCCTACATCCTGCGGCGGCGCAAGCGGGAAGTGCTGCCGGAACTGCCGGAGATGCTGTTCGATACCTACCCCGTGCCGGTCTCCGGCAAGGCCATGCCGATACCCGACACCATCCAGAATCTCTCTGACGACGACCTGATCCGCTGGATGTCGAAGACCGGCGACGAACACATCATGCGCGTCCGGCACCAGATCGGCGTCTCCAAGCTTCAGGGGTCGATTGAGGCGATCATCGACACTCTGGAGGGCTGCAACCGGAAAGTCCTCGTGTTCGGACACCATCAGGCTGTGATCCAAGGCGCACGGGATGGTTTGCTCGACTATAACCCTGTCGTCATCGACGGCAGTGTCTCCACGGCGGAGAGAGACAAGGCGGTCGAGAAGTTCCTGACCAATCCCAACTGTCGTGTGTTCATCGGCAATATCCTGGCGGCAGGCACTTCGATCACCCTGATCGGCCCCGGCATGAAATGCTCCGACGTGTTCTTCATCGAGGCCGACTGGTCTCCCGGAAACAACGTGCAGGCCGCGTCCCGCGTCCACCGCGTCGGTCAGGACGAGGCCGTGCAGGTCTGGTTCATGACGGCGCACGGCACCCTCGACGACCGGATTCAGGACATCCTCGCCCGCAAGGCGGCAGACTTCTCGCAATTGTTTGGCTAAACGAAAGGAAAACGAACATGGCAATTGAACTCAAGATCGTCGGCGCAAGCTTCGCCGAGATACTGGAAGACGTGATCGACATCTCGCCGGTCAAGACACCGCAGCAAGTCCTCGACGGCATCAGCCTGCAAGACCTGCTGGCCTACGTCACGCAGCGCGCGGACGGCGAAGGCTTCGACATCGCGGCCACCAAGAAGTCTCTGTCGGCAGCCGACAAGCGCAAGGAAGAGGCGCGGGCCAAGCTGAAGGGCGACCTTGAGGGTTCGGTGGCCCAGACCAAGGTCAGCACTCCCGAAGAAGACGCCCAACCGGATGCGACTACTACCCCGGAAATCGTCGAGGCCAAGAAAGCCGCCGCCACCAAGAAGGTCAACGGCACGAAGTCGGAGACACCGGAGCAGATGAAGGAGCGGGTGGTCATGTCGCTCCAGGAACTGTTCGCAAAGGGCAAGAAGGCCGAGGTGAAACGAATCCTTGCGAACTTCGGCGATGGGGCGAAGAATTTCCACGGGGTGCCGGTCGAGAAGTTCCCCGAAATCGAGAAGGCCATAGGAGAAATCGTCTGATGGACGGATATGAGAAGCACTATTTGACCGCCGTCATGTCAAAACCCGCCCCGGCGGGAATCCCTGACCTTCTGGCGGAGATGCAGGACTATGTGCCGCCAGACGTGCCGGACGAGTTCAGCGCTCTGAAGATCGAAGAGGTTCAGGCCGCAGATCGCATCCGCGAGCGGGAAGAACTGCGCCCTCTGGAGCCGGAGACCGAGCCGGTTACTTCCGCCCTCTGGCACATGAGCGACGAACTCGCCAAGCTGCGGGCGGCGAAGATAAAAAATTGAAAATTTTAGGCGGAGACTTTGCTTTTATGGCACCGACCACACCATCCGCGTTTTTGGCGGAGGCGATACGTTATACCGGAGAGGACTGCCTATTCTGGCCTTTCGCACGAGACACTCACGGGCGGGGACAGATACGATGGGACGGGAAGACCCAACAGGTTCACCCTCTTATCTGCGAGGCCGTGCATGGCCTCCGCCCTACGCCAAAGCATGAGACCGCTCACTCCTGTCATCAGGGGAGGCAGGGGTGCGTCTCTCCGAGACATCTTCGGTGGGCGACACGCAAGGAAAACATAGCGGATCAGCCCGGACGGCAACGCTATGGCCGCAAGCTGACCGAAGATCAGGTCCGAGATATTCGGGCGGCAGTTTCCCTATTCATTCCGACCTATGTGGCTCAACGCTTCGGTGTGAGCCGCAGACTGGTAGTGCAAATTAGAGATGGAGAACGGTGGTGGTGGTTGCAGTGAAGAAACATGCCGACGCATCTCCGTCCTCTTCTGCACAGTGGCTCAAATGCCCTGCGTCAGTAACCTTGGCGCGGGGGCGGGCGCGAGCGCCGACCATCTACACCGCCGAGGGGACGGTCGCCCACACGGTGGCCGAAATGATGCTGCGGGAGAAGCACACCGACATCCCCGTCAGGCTCGACTGCGACGGGTTCACGATTGATGTGACGCCGGAGATGCTCGACGCAGTGGAGACATACGTCGAGTACGTCGCGGCGCTGCCGGGCAAGAAGGTCTACGAGACCAAGGTCCACGTCGATGTCGACGGTGAACCGCTCTGGGGAACCGCCGACACCATTGCCTACGCCGCGCCGCTGCTGGAAATCGTGGACCTTAAGTACGGGCAGGGCGTGGCCGTCGATCCCGGCACGACGCAGCTTAAAATCTATGCGCTGGGTGCGCTGGAGGAAGTAGGGCCTTTCGTTGACGTGCAGGAGGTCAGGGCGACCATCGTCCAGCCGAGGGGTGGCGGGGTCAAGTCCGTCGTCTACCCGGTGCAGGAACTGATCGACTGGGAACGGGACGAGCTTCGCCCGGCGGTCGCCCGCATCCACGCGGGAGACACCACGGAGGAGGCCGGAAGCCATTGCCGCTGGTGTGTCCGGGCCGGTGAGTGCGTAACCTTGGCTAACTTCGCTATGGCTCAAGCGAGAGTCTCGTTCCCCGACCTGCCGCCACCCGTGACGAGCCTGTCCAACGAGGAACTGGGCGAGCGTCTGGCCTACGCCGAGACGATCCTTGGATGGGTCACGGCCATGCGGGCCGAGGTCTCCGGTCGCATCGACAACGGGCAGGAGGTTCCTGGCTGGAAGCTGGTTCCGAAACGCGCCATGCGCAGGTGGGACGATCCGGCAGGTGCCTTGCTCGAACTCGACAACAGGGGAATCCCCCTCGACCAAGTGACCCGCATCGAAACCATCGGCAACGTCGAGAAGGTCATCAAGCGCAGGAAACTCGACCCGGAAACGGTCCTCTACCCCTACACCGTGAAAGAATCTTCAGGTTCGACGCTTGTTTCTGAAAAAGATGGGCGTCCTGCTATTGACACATCTTCCAAGGGTCTGTTTAGTGACATCAGTGCTTTTGAGGCAGACCTCTTGCACTGATGTTTGTTAGAAGCACCGTAGCACCGTAGCACCGAAAGGAAACATCTCATGTCTACGCTCTTGAGTCCCTTTGCGACTCTCTCCTTCCCGACACTGTTCTCACCCAAGCCACGCTCCGAGCGCGGCGAACCCGTCTACTCCTGCGCCCTGCTGTTCGACGAAGTCGCGCAGAAGTCCAAGGAGTACAAGGCAATGCAGGCTGGCTGCGTCGATGCGGCCAAGGCCAAGTTCGGCCCCAACGTCAAGCTTCAGAACCTCGTCATGCCCTTCAAGGACGCGGGCGAGAAGGCCGACAAGTACCAAGGCTACGAGCCGGGGGTCATGGTGATTAACCCGTGGTCGAAGCAGAAGCCGGGCATCGTTGATGCTCACAGGCAGGATGTGCTTCTGCCGGAGCAGGTCTACGCCGGGCAGGTTGTCCGCGCCATCCTGTCGCCCTTCGCGTGGGATGTCTCCGGTCGGCAGGGGGTATCGTTCGGCCTCCAGCACATCCAGATCGTCAAGCACGACGCCCCTCGTATTGATGGTCGCGTCTCCGCGAATAAAGCATTCCCGGATCTTCCCGATCAGGACGAACTCGACGACGAAATTCCGTTTTGATAAACGCCACGGCGGATCGTCGCCCGTCAGCCGTGGAACTGCCAAAGGGGGCGGGCGACCGTATGCCCCCGGTCGGCACAGACCAATCTTAGGAGAGACTTAATGACTATGGATCAGCAACTGGAGGCGGCTCTCGACGAGGCCGTCTCCGAAGACACGCACGACGACCCGGCTCCGGTGGAGACGCCGCAGAGCCGTCCGATGACGCTCACCGACCAGCTAAACAACCTTCAACAGGCCGAGCAGATACTGCGTCGGCGTCTCCGCCGCGAGCGCATGGACATTCAGGCGCGCTACGACGCCATGGTGGTGGAAATCAACAACGACTTCGACCGGCGCATCGAATACGCCATCTCCGGTCTGGAAGATGACCGGCGGCAGGCCCTCGCCCGCATGAGAGACAGCACCGCTGAACGCCTCCGCGAACACGAACTTCTCGTCCAGAAAATGGGCTGAAGAGACAAGCGGCAGACCAGATGGGGTAGGTCTGCCGCCGGGGCCGCACCGCTCTTGGGCGGGGGGCATTGGGGCGCGGTGCGGCCCGCACAATCCAATACAGAAAGGTCCAAACGATGGCCATAAACTACATGGGCTACGTCATGGGGCGTAGGGGCAAGTACGTCCGCGTCGAACGCGATGAAAGAACACTGGAATTTGATTCTTGGTCCGCCGCCATGCGGTGGGTCGAGGACGAAAATAAAAGGTCCGACCAGCCTGCCGAAGAGGGAGACATCAAGTTGGCGTGAGGGGTGAGGGGAACCGGGTCCGAGTGGCCCCCCTCCCCTATAGGTTAGCGCTGGGTGCCGCCGCCGGGACGATCCTGGCCGGGCTTGTCTCCGCCCTGACCGGGCTTCGGCTGCGGATTCTGGCCACCCTGGCCGGGGTTGTTGGGTTCATTAGGCATAGGAAGTTCCTTCCTTTTGAAGTTCATTCACAGGAATGAAACGCAGGGCGGAACTTAAATTTCCAAAAATTTTTGTCGGGCTATCCGTATGCCCGGCGCGGGCGATAGGGCCGGGGCTGGCCGGTATAAGGGTCCAGTTCCGTGGAGATGCCGATGTCCTTCACGTCGAACAGGTCGGCCAGTCCTCCGGTCGTCGGGGCTGCGTCGGTTTGAGGCACGGTCTCCGCAGGAGCGGAGGTCTCCGGCACCGCCGAGGGGGCGAGGCTTTCGGAGTACGGCACCATTGCCGTCTCTTGGTCCGTGGCATCAGCGACTATGCCACCAGTGCCGGAGGGGGTCGCGGCTTGCGCCAGGGTGTCGGCGAGCAGCGATTGGGGTCGTTGCGGCAGCGTCTCCTGCGCCGCAAGGGAATCTCTCATGGCGAATGCGTCCGCCAGGGCCTGCATGGGTTCGTTGTCCCGCGCCGGGGCGGGAGACACAGGAGTGGAGGTGACGGCAGTCCCGGTGGGAGCGGTTCCTCCCCCACCCCTGCCAGCGAAACTCTCGCCGTTCATGGCGAGGTTCTCGCCGAGCGTCTTGTTTGGGTCGACCGGCAGTCCGGTGGCCCGCATCTTCGCAACCGTGCTTTCATCCCAGCGCCTGAGCGGAATGCGGGAGGCGATGTCAGCCTGCTGGTCGTAGCTGGCAGCCAGCGGGTTGGGCGCATACTGCTGACCGCCGAAGTCGTTCCATGTGCCGGTCGTGATCTGGAAGTAGCCCTGCGCCTGCCCCGACGACGTGCCTTGGTCGACGTTGGCGACGTTGCGGCCACCGCTTTCGTTCGCGAGCAGGGCGTCGAGAAGACCCATCAGAACCCCCTCCGGGGTGAGGCAAAGCGGGGTTTGCCAATTTGAGGCATGGGTGAGCCGATGTCCTTCACGTCAAACAGATCGGCAAGCCCTCCGGTCCCGGATGTCCCGGATGGATCCAGGCTTGGTCCGGGTGTTTCCAGGTTTCCTGGGAACGGCACCGCGCTCTGTGTCTCCAGCTCGGGAGACGGTGTCTCCGGGATGGCGTCGCCGACCAGGGAGCTTGACGCTTGGGGAGTCTCCCCAGGCTTTTTCACACCTTTGGCAAAAGCAGAAGCCATTGATTGTAAAGGAGTTTCTTCCTTCGGGAGGGCTGTTTCGAATACGTCTGCCAGGGGTGCAGTTCCAGGGGCAGAAACTGCGCCCCCGGAGACACCGCCACCCGCCGAGAGACCCCAGATCGCAGCTTGCTCAGGTGTTAGCCCTGTCTCCCAGGATCCACCGCCCATCGGAACAGACTCTCCCCCGGTATCGAAGTGCATCAGATCCAGGGCACCGTACTTGCCCTTGCCTCCGCTGAAGTACCCACCCCAACGTAATGCTTTCGCGAGTTCCGGGTTGGCCTGCATCTGCATGGCCCGCACCTGATTGGCGAAGCCCTGATAGGCGGCGAAGCCCTCGGCGCTCTGGTAGTTCGGGATGCGCGCGCCGGTCTTCGGGTCGAACAGATTAACGTCGACGGCCTGGCCCTTGCCATGAAAGCGTGGGTCGCCCTCGCGCTTGCCGGAGTAGGCGACGACGCGGTAGGGAGACATCCGCGCCGCCGCCTGCAACCACCCCAGCAGGTTGGGGTCGATGTTGGCGTTCGACATATTCAGTTCGAGTTCGGCCATCTCATTCAAGCCCGATGAGTTTGTTGCCGATGACTATCTCCCGGCCATCCGGGGTGCGGACCCTCTTCATGGTCGGAGGGACGCCGCTCTGGTCGGGGGCGAGGATGACCCTCTGCCCGTGTGTCTCGCTGCCGGGGTCGTCGATCCGCATGTTGTCGGCCTCCGGCACGGCATTGATGGCAGCCCCGGCTCCGCTGCGGGCGATGCTGGTAGACAGCGGCTCCTTCTGGAAGAGACGCTGGTTGGCTCCTTCGTTGGTGAGGAAGTCGCTCTTGAGCTTACGGTAGGCAGGGAGCATCCCGAGCGTTGCAACCGTCGCGAGGGGTCCGCCGATGGCGTTCGCTACCAGGGCGGACAGCCCGCCCTTCGGGTTCTGGCCCTCGCCAATCGTGCTGCCGGGTCCGCCGGGAACAGACCGCTTGCCCGCTCGCGATGTCTCCGCTTGGGCGACGGTCGAGATGTCGTCGAGAAGAGGCCGGGCATCCGGGGCCGCGTCGGTGTAGAACCGCCGGAAGTCGGGGCTTCTGTCCCGCCATTTCTCGCCGACATCCTTCGGGTTGAACAGTTCGGGGTCCGAATTCTTGCCCGCGTTCTTTCCGCGCGTGTCGAGTTCGAGGGCGTCGGCCAGCATCTCGTTAAGCTGGGCGGGTTGATGCTCGCGGATCGGTTCGAGGTGCTGGACACTGCCCTTGCTGTTGCCGCCGAACAGCGCCGAGTAAGCTCCACCTTCAGGGCCGTGCTGCGATGTTTGCAGTTCGGAGACAGCGTCTCTCTGGCCGGACAGGCGCTTGGTTTCAGCCTGGACCTCGTCGAAGTTGGTGACGCCCTGGTTCTCGGCGGCGTCCCGCATCATGTCGGTGAGGGACTCGTAGGCCGGAGCCTCGACCTTGCGGGAGAGACCCGTCTCCGGCAGGTGCGCGCCAAGGTCGGAGCGCACGTCCTTGGTCGCGCCATAGGTCATCGTCGGCGACGGCACGTCCATGCTGTCGGGATCGAGGTCCGGCAGTTCATAGTTCTTGCGGATTTCCTGCCGCAGGGCCTTGGCCTGATTGCGCAACTGGGCGCTCATTGCCCGCTGGTCGCCGAGACCCTTCAGCGCGGCGTCGATTTCCATCGCGTCGGTCGGGCTTAGGATGCCGACATCGTTGGCCAGCACCTCCTGCATGTTCGAAATCTTGTCTCCGATGGTCGTCTGGGTGTCGTTGAGCATGGTCTTGATGTCTGAACCGATGCTCTCCCTGGTGATCGGGCCACCGGCAGGGCGTCCACGAATGCGCTCGGCGACGCTCTGGAGCGCCCGGTCGATGCCCTCGTACTGGCCGCGCCGTGTCTCCAGCACCTTCTGGCCGATGATCGGCTGCCTTGCGAGCTGGTCTTCCTTTGCGCCCAGTCTCTTCGGGGAAAGAATACCGGAGGTCACGGGTATGTTGGCTCCGGTCTCGGCGTTCACGCGGTTGATGGCGTCGAGGGTCTCCTTGCTGTCCGGGTCGAAGAACGCACCCTTGATGCCGCCCTTGATGCTGTTGGACACCATGCCGGGGAACAGGGCACCGCCGATAAAGCCGCCGACTTCCCGGCCTGTCTCTCCGCCGATCAGTTCGCCTGCCTCGCTGCCAAGATACCCGCCGCCCGCGCCAACGCCTGTCGTGGTGGCTCCTCGTGCTACCGATCTGGCACCGGCCCCAGCCATCTGCTTGGCCGTCTGCCCGGCACCCCGGAGACCCGTGCGCGCAGCCATCTGCGAAATGGCGGCAGGTGCACCAGCGCCCATCGTCGCGGCGGTTTCTATGATCGCCGGGGCGATCATGGCCGTGATGTCGTTCATCCGCTCGTAACCCGGCTGCACCGGAGCCGCGACCTTGTCGTTGTAGAAGTCGGTGATCGGCCACTGCGCGGACTTGCGCTCGTAAGGACGGCCTTGGCTCTCCTCCCAAAGGTTTTTGCCAACCTCGCCCAGCCACTGCCCTGCGACATCCGGCAGGTCGAGGGTCGAGGCGATACCCTCGCCCGTGCCACGGGCAAGGGTGCGGATCGACTTGTCGACTGTCTCCCCGGTGGAGTCGTTGTCGAGGTCAATCTTGTTATTCATCAGGATGACGGCCTGCTGCATCTCCTCCGGCGACGTTACGGCGTCGTCGAACAGCATCATCTTGCCGTTGGAGAGAGGGCGAAGAACGTCGGCCATGTCAGTTCCCCGCGTTCGGACCCATGGTGTTTGGGTCGTATCTGATGATGGTGTCGTCCGCCGAATTTACCGCCACGGCTCCCCCTTTGCGGCTGTAACCGTATTGCTGGAGGAGCATATCGTCGGCACCCTGCGGCAGCATTCCACTGTTGGCGAGGGCGTCGTAGATGCCGTCCATCGCAACCTTTCTGTTGGATGCCTTGACCTGCTTTGTCTCCGAGTTGTCGGTCGACATGTCGATGAAGCGCTGGCTGAGGGCGTAATCTTCCGGGGCCATGATCGCGGCACCGGAGTTGATGCGGCCTTCGGAGTTGATGAACCCGGCGGAGTAGGCCGCGAACTGCTTGGTCTCGTCGGCGAGGAAATACTCCTTACCGGCCTCACTTATCATCGCCCCAAGCATCGACGAGTTTTCTTGGTTCTGCGGATTGGAAATCGCCCGCTGGAACCAGCCCGGAGGGGCAGACTTGCGGAGACCCTGATCGGCCTGCGCGCTTTCGACCAGCCATTTCCATGCACGGGCCTGAAACTCGGTGCGCTCCTTGGGGGCGTTCGGAATGATGATGGCCTTGCCGGATGTACCCAGCACCTGCCCGTCCGGCTGGGTGCCGACAGGCGGTCCTGAAGTCGGGTCTCCCTCGACGAGAGGCTTGCCGGGCGCGGCGGTGGTCGCCGTGGCTGTGCCAGGAGGAGCCGTGGTGACGGTCGGCGGCACGGGCGGCGGCGGCGTGGAGGCAGAACCGGCTGGCTCCGGGGCGACAGCGGGCGGGGCCGTGGCGGGGTCGCCGGGGCCAGCCACCACGGGCGGCGGGGCTGCCGCCGGGGGCGTTGCCGGAACCGGGGGAGGAGACGCCGCCGAAGCCGGGGCGGCTGGCACCGCAGCCGGAGCGGCCTGCGCCGGGGGAACCGTTCCCATACCGGCGCGGGCGCGGACCTGTGCGGGTGTCGGGTAGTTCGACAGGTCCATCGGCGGCTGGAGAACCTGCGCCTTGTAGCCGTAGGGGTGTTCTGCGTCTGGCGGGTATTCCTTCCAGTCTATCTGCGGCTTCTGCTTCTCGGCATAGGCCAGTTCGTAGTTCATGGCCTGCTCCGGCGTGACGACAGCCGTCGGTTCGTTCATCAGGAGAGACACGTCTCTGATGTTGCGCAGGAAGGTCTGGTTGTCGCTGGTGCCGCTCATGGCATCCGGGGCCGCGCCGCCGGGAACCTGACGAACCTGTATCCGACCGCTCTCGTCGAGATAGAGTTCGTCGGTGCGGCCTCCTTCCGTGATGACGTTCTTCTTCAGGTCGACAGGCTTGGCGGCTTCTGCGGCTGCGTCAACTTTGATCTGCTCCTCGGTGCCAAGGATGCTGGCACGGCTCGGAACGCTACCGGTGGCGAGGGTTGCGCCCTCCTCCGTCAGGCCGCGATCCATGATGTCGATGCCGCCGGTAATCGTCTGCAACTGCTTGCCGGGGTCGGTGCTGAAGGCGATCTGCTCGCCAAACGCAGCGTACTGCTCCGGCGTGAGCGTGATGTTGCCCTGGTTGGTGCCGATGGTCTTGGTGCCGTCGTCGTTGGTCTTGACCTGCCCGGCAGGCACCGGGATCGGTGGACCCTGCACCTCGGCCATGATCGGGTCGCCGGGCATTGCCTGCGGCTCGACCGGCACCGGCATGTTGTCGGGAAGGAAGTCTCCGGTCGCCGTCGGAGGGCCTGCCGGGGCTACCTCCACCGGGACCGGAGGCCCTTGGACTTCGCGTGTCTCCACGGTCGGTCTTCCAGGGATGAGAGTCTTCGCGAGTTGGTACTCCTCGGCCACCGGCTGCGGCGGCACCGGCTCGCCGACGGCCACTGGCTGGAGTTCCTCGGGAAGACCAGACAGTTCCGTTGCGGCCTCCGGGCCGTAGGGGGACAGGAAGCCGGTGGTGATCGGTGGCTGGCGGCGCATCAGCGCAGCGTCGAGATTCGGGTCTCCCATGACCGGGCGCGGTGTCGGGATCGGAGCCTGATCGGGCAGCATCGTCGAGCGCAGCGGGTAGGTCGAGAACCCGACATCAGGTTCGACGCCGGGAACCTCGACTGGCGCAGGCCAGCCTTCGCTTTCGATGTTCGGCCTCGGCGTCGGCGTCGGAATGGCGGTCGCGCCGACCTGCACCGGCTCCGGCCAGTTCTGCTCGGGGCTGTACTGCACGTCCGGGGTGCCAAGCGGCGGGGCTGGGATCGCCCGCTCAAGGAATTGCTGCATGACGCTGGCGTTGGCTCCGGCGGCGATCTTCTGGGCGTGGAGTTCTGCGGCTTCGCGCTGGGCGCGGATGTTGTTCCAATGCTCGGCGGACTGGATCTGACGACGCGTGTACTCGTCGGTCGCCAGGCGTGAGCGGCCCAGCGCGAGGTCCATCTCTGTCTCTGCGTCTCCGAAGAGAGCTTTCGCGAGCGTGTCAGCCAGGGCCGTGCTGGACGTGCTGCCCAGCCCCTGGTTCACCCTTACACCCATGGTAGCCAAAGCGGTGTCTCCTCAGAATACGCGGGGCGGTGGAACGGGGGCGTACTTCGGCAGCGACGTGTGCCGCAGGTTGGCCCACGGGTCGCTCTTGATTCCGGTGCCAGCACCGCCGACCAGAGTTCCCGTTCCACCGCCACCGGAGATGTTTCCGAGACCTTGTGCGCCCGCCTGCAAGGCCGTCGAGAAGGCGTCGGCCCACGGGCTTGGGGTGTAGGAGACCTGCACCGGATCGACCGCCTGCTGGGCGTCCAGCACACCCAGTTCGCCGCGCCGGAACTCGTTGAACATGTCGATGTCGGCACCCGAACGGTTCAGGATGTCCTTGTTCTGGTCCATGACGTTGCCGAACGACTGCACACCGGCCAGCGCCTGCATTCTTTGACGCGCGCCCTTGGTCGAGGTGTTGAGGGCGGCAGCCAGGTCTTTCTGGAAGCTGTCTCCGCCTGCCGGGGTGGTGTTCTCCGCCGCCAGCGCCGCGTCCGATGCAGAGAGCGGCGCTCCGGCCTCGGGCTGCGCGGCGATAGTTTCGCCGGTAAGCTGCTTGGCCAGTTCAGCCTCTTCCTCGGCCTGCCTCTTGTTCTGGTCCTGACCTTCCAACTGGTCGAGACCGGCCTCGCGGGATCGGTTGGCTTCATCGCGCAGTTCCTGTTGCCGCGCGAACGAAGCGTCACGGTTCTTCTTCTGCTGCTGCTGCCAGATGGAGACTTCACGCTGCTGCTGCTTGGCGGCTTTCTGCGCCCCCAGGGAGTTGACCAGGGTGCCGCCTGCGCCGACGACGGTGGCGGCTGTGGACGCGAGGGCCAGGGAGACGGGGTCGCACATGTCTCTTGTCTCCTTCAGACGGTCTTCTGGTTGCGGCCAACCGGGTTCAAACCATACGCGACTTTATTAGAAGCGTTGGTCGAACCCTTCAGGTAATTCGCCGCGCCGATGGTGGCGATGTTGAAGATTTCACCCAGCGGCGTCATGGTCGGCTTCTCGGCTGTGATGTTCTTGATCGCCCGGCTGGCGGCAGTCGACGCGACGGTCGGGTTCTCGGTCGAATAGACCTGCGCTTCCGCCGCCGCGCGGGCGTCGTCGATGCTATCGCCCAACTGGTTCGTGGCCTCCAGCGCCTTGCTGGTGACTTCGCCGGTGTTGATCTTGTTCTGCTTGGAGAGGTCGGCGATGTTGCCGATGTTGGCGGTCGAGGACAGGGTTCCGGCCATCGCGTGGCGATATTTGGTCTCGTCCTTGGCCTTGCCGTACTGCTCCGTCACCTGCGGCTGGTAGTAGTTAATCATGTCCTGCTTGTATTTGTTGAGGAACTCGTCGGCCCAGCCTTTGGTCTTGCCGGTGGTGACGACGGTGTTGGTGCCGATGTCGTCTCCGATATTGTAGATCTTGCCGTCGGGTCCGACGATGCCCCATGAGCCGGGCGCGGCAGCGGGCGCAACGGGGTTGGTCATGCGGTTATTCGGGCTGCCCATCGCCCCATGCTCGTTGCCTTCGTTGCCGTAAACACCGGCCCCGTTGGTGCTGTACGCGCCCGGTCGGTTTTGAGACCCCGCGCCATGTTCATTGCCGCTATTAGGAACTCCGCGCTGTAGGAAAGCCCTCCGCTCGGCGGGGGTCGACGCTTTGAGGTTCAGCGGCGTGGACGCTGCGGAGACCGGCGTCCCGCTCGGCGAAACGGCCACGCCCGGAATGACGGTGTATTTGTAGCCTGCCGGGAGACCAGGAACCTGCGCTCCGGCGATCTTGTTGCTCTTGTTCGCAGCCCCCGTTGGCGTGAACTTCTTCCAGTCGAACTTGCCAGCGACGTTCTTGGTGATCGGCCTGCCGCCCTCGAACAGGTACTTGATGTCCAGCAGGCCCTTCTTGATGTTGGCCTGACGCTGTTTCTCCTTCGCAGCGGCACGAGCGGACTCGTCCTTCTGCATCTGGATCATTTCACGGGAAGCACTGTCGTCGCCGCCACCACCGCACATCTTTAAATCTCCTTCGCCAGCATGGCTCCGTCCATGACGTGGAAGCCGAATTTACGGAACAGGTTGATGACGCTCGGCGCGGCGTGGGAGCCGCTGCCGACGATCACCTGAAAGGCTTTCGCGCCATCGTCCCTGGCGCAGTCGAGCATCAGCTTGACCAAGGCCCTCGGCACCAGCGAACCGCGCCACGACGGCAGGACATAGAACTTGTCGAGATAGGCCCACGGCTGGATGGTGAAGGACTGGTCGAGGCCGTAGCTGATCCATCCGATGAGAACTTTCTCGGCGTCACACGCAACGATGTGCGGGATGCTGCCTTTCGAGAGACACCGGCCCAGCCAGAGACGCAGTCTGTCTTCATCGAAATCGACGCCATGGCTCGGCAGCGCCGTCTGGTCGAAAAAATGCTCGTGCAGGCGGACCAACTGTTCGATGTCGTCGGGTGTCGCCAGACGAATCTCAAAGTCTAGGTTTGCGACCAATTCATTGCGGGTAAGCATCAGGCTCGTCGCGCTGGAACAGGAACATTTCCTGGGAGCCAAGCCCCTGAAGTGTGGCTCTGGGATCGAAACCCAGATGCGTCAGCCATCTCTGTGAACGGGCGTTTGCCGGATGCACGAGGCAAACGGCCCGTCTGATCCCTATGGAACGCAGTTCAGGGATCATGGTCTTCTGGATATACTTTGTCACGGATCGGATCGCCGACCAGCCCTGTTCGGTCTTGAAGCCCCAGACGAGAGCTGTGTCTCCCATCGGCTTGGCCCCAAAGGCGAACACCGGCTGTGTCTCCTCTACCGCGACCTTGCACACCTGGGAACCCCAGGCATCCCAGGCGAGACCTTCATAGTCGTCCGGGTCTCTGGTCGCCGAGAGTTCCTGCCGGTCGGATTCACACAGCCATGAGCCGATCAGCATGAGGTCGTCGATTCTGGCGTCGTGAATCTGCCGCATCTAAGCCTCCGCATCCGCCATCTCGTAGTGGGCGGCGCAGTTGGAAATCGTCGCGTCGAGACTGTCGGTGTTGTAGAAGCGCAGCGAGAAGTGCGAGGCGTAGCCCTGCATCTCCAGCGCCCCGAAGCCCCATGTGGGTTTGTCTATCGTGGCCAGGGTGTCTTCATTGTTCGCGTCGTTGAAATCGTAGGAGACAGCGACCCGCCACACCCCCGACACCGTCGCGTCGAACGCCTGGAAAGTCTTGTTATGGCCGGGCTTCTTGCCGTCCAGATAGGGGAGCCGCACTTCGACGCCGCAGTTGTTGTAGCGCAGGCCATTGGACCCGCCGTAGAGCCAGAGACGGTTCTGGTCGTCCCGGATGAAGATGTACCCGGCGCAGGTAACGGCGTGTTGGACCTTGGCAGTGCCGAGTTCCGGCAAGGTAAAGGTCGACCACGCCGTAACTTTCGGCCCCGGAAAGTAGGACAGCACCATGATCTGGTCCGGGAAGACCATCCAGAAACGCCCGACGGACGGCTCCAGCAGGGCGATGGCCGAGTTCATGTAGGCTGAACCCTTGAGCCGCCGGAGCGCCAGCAGCACGGGATCGACCGGAGACCCGATGTCGGAGACACTGCCGGAGTTCGAGGCGTCTTTCGCCTTGATCGAACGCTCACCCGACTCGTCCAGGAACAGCACGTCTCCGTTGCCGTACTGGAGCGGAGACCGGGGAGCCGAAGTCCCGACGCCCCTAAGCAATTGCTCGAACTGGTTCTTGTTCTGATCGGCGTTCATCGCCCAGATTTGAACGGCTTCGGTCGAGAAGATCGCCAGCTTGTCGTAGTAGACTTCCAGCGACGTGAGGGTCTCCGAGTCGGCGTCCTGCATGGAGATATTGATGTTCCCGGCCCCGGTGTTGGCCGGGACAGTGACCTGCGGCACCCACTTCATCGGGTTGCCGATCATGGAGAAGTGCAGAGTCTTGCCGTTGACCGAATACATCTTGGTCTGGAAGGTGCGGATGTAGCCGCCCTTGCCGCTGCCCTCCGTCTCCAGCATTTGGAGAGTATTAGCGATGTCCTGATAGTAGTGCCGATAGCCGACGCCTACGTCGTAGACGGTCAGGTAGACATAGCCGTCGAAGATGTCGAAGTCCCGCTGGGTGATGGTGGTGTCGGTGTTGGGAACCTGAAGCCCGTTCAGGGTAACTCCCGGCACGACGAAGGAAGACCCGGTGCTGTCGTCTATCAGCGGCGGCGTGTAGGGCTTGGCGTTGGCCCGGAAGACATAGAGTTTCGACGCCGTCGCGGCGAGGCCGAAGCTGTTGCCAGACGCCCCGCCGTCGAGGTCGGCCACCTGGATGAACGCCCGGCGCTTGGAGATTTCACCGCCCGGCGTGATGACAGCGTTGACCAGACGCGTCACCGTGCCGGACGGAGCCGTAAGCGGAGACTTACGGGTGTCCAGCCCGGCGGCGAAGTTCTCTATGAGTTGATAGGCCAATCAGAATCCCCGCCCGAATGTGAGGGAGCCGTTGGCCCCGCGACGGCCCGGCACTCCGCCGCCCAGCGTCGAGACCTTGTTCTTGGCATTGATCTTATTGCCAAGCAGCTTGGTGATGTGCCTCTGGGCTTTCTGCATCTTGATGTCGGCGTCCTCGGCCTTGGCCCTGGCGAGAAGATCAGCCGCCGTGAACAGCACGATGGCAGTCGAGTCGATGGTGGAGACATCGCTGTTGGCGGTGAAGGCGGCGAGAGCTTTCTGGCCGATGAAACGCAGATACGCGCCGGTGTTTGGTGTCGGCCAGAGCCGGTACTGGGTTGGCGAGTTGACATCCCAGTACTGCACCGGGTCGGCTCGCTGGCTGTTGCTGTTGTCCGCCAGTATCAGGTTTTCGTCGGTGATGCCGTAGGTGATCGGGGTCCAGTTGGGGGATGTGGTCGCCTCGGCTGGAGAGGTCCACGCCTCACGGATGCAGTCGTAAGGCATGTCTGCCACGAACGGGTAGAGATACTGCCCCGGAGACAGGACGGTCCCGGAACGATATTTCAATTCCGGCCAGACGAACGCCGTCCAGAGTTCCTCCTGGGTCCGGCCCAGCAGGTACTTCAGTGTCTCCTCCTGATTGTTGCCGGTGGTCACAGTGAGACTGTGACCGCACTCGGCGCGGAGGTTCTTCACCATGACGGAAAGCTGCTCGGTCTTCATGGCCTACTTCTTTCTGGCCGTCAGCTTCGGTTCTTCCGGCACGGGCGGGGCGTCTTCGAAGATGGGTTCCGGGTAGTCGTCGTCGGAATACATCTGGTTTTCCGGTGCTGCGTCAGGAGACGCGGCTTCGCGGACGGCGTAGTTGCCGACGATTTCGGCAGCCGTGCGCTTCTCGAACGGCGGCGTGTACGGCTCGGAGCCGGTGGCAGTTGTCTTCTCCATCAGGCCGGACAGGGGATTCATCCAGACGGTGTCGGCCTTCTGGGTGACGCCGGGAGCCTTGAGTTCGGTGGGCGCGGACCTGCCGCCCCAGATGGAGGCGAGAATCTCCTCCGGGTACTTCATGGCGAGGCGGTCGCGCTCGGCCTTCGGGGTCTGCTTGACATCGACGAAGGGAATGATTTCGCCGATGGCGTCGTCGCCGTGGATGGTACGGAGGACTTCCACTTCGGGCCAGGAGACTGGCGCGAAGGGGTCGCGGTACATGATGTTACGCTGGTCGCCGCCGATAGCGACGTGAACGGTACAAAAGTGCATGGCATGTCTCCCAGAGTGAAAGGGGCGGGTGTCTCCCGCCCCCATTCCAGAAAACATCAGACGATGTCGATGACCAGCGAAGAATTGAACTGCTTGCCGATCATCTGCATGGTCGAGGTGATCGACCGATACATCAGGAACTGGTTGTAAGGACGGGCGGGCGTATGCTTGTGCATCCACTCGTCTTCCATGACCATCAGCATCAGTTTCTTGGAGTCCAGCCAGTAGGCGCGCTTGGAGAGACCCATGTCGTCGAGCGTCGGGTCGTAGATGACCGACGTGCCGCCGAAGCTCATGTCTCCCATGGAGCCGTCCTGGTTCTTGTTGAACCCGGTCATGCTGTAGGAACCATTCGCCCGGATTTCCTTCTCCATGGCCCCGATGAAATCGGATCCAGCGAGGAAAAGGTCGGGAGACCCGCCGTTCTTGGTCAGCATCCGGCGCTCGGACTGCAAGACCTGTAGGAGTGCGCCGCCATCGGCGACGTTCGAAGTCACCGCGCCGCCGCCCCATGCGCCCAGCGCCGGAGTACCGGACACCTTGACGCCGAAAGCGGCAGTCCTGGCACGGTTGCGCCACCACTCGAAACCGGCGGTCGCGCGGTTGATGCCGCCGACGGTGCCGACACTGGGGTCGTCCGCCACCAGCAGTTTCAGTCCGGCGAGAGCCTTTGGATCGGCAACGCCGTCTCCATAGAGAAGGGCGTTTACGTCCCTGGCGTATTTCTCGCCAAGGTCGAAAAGCTTGTCTTCCAGGAGACCCACCAGAACCGTCAGTTCGCGGCGGGAGTGTTCGGTCGTCCGCTCACCGTTCGAGCCGGGATCCACGACAGAGATGCCGTCGATCTTCAGTTCGGTGTGGGTAAGCTGAAGGCCGATGTGATGCTCACGCCACGGGAAGTTGGCGCGCTTGATGTTGGCGGGCGTGTAGAACACGACCGTGTCGTTGTGGGTGTAGCCCTTGAGGGTGTCGTTGACGCCACCCGCGCCGAAAGCGCCGGAGACGGCAACACTGATGTCTCCCTTGCCACCGGGGAAGAACTTCTTCTTGGCGGTCAGCTTGTCAAAGAGAGGTCTGTTCTGAAGGGTCTGACGCCAGACATCCCCCTTGTCGAGGTAGAAGTCGAGCGCGGCATTGGCAATGTTGGTGATTTCACCTGCTGTGAAGGCCATAGGGATGATCCCTTATCAGCCTCCGCGTCGTGACTGCTCCAGTCCCTGTAAGGCTGCTTCCATAAGGGTTTTCGGTGCCGCTCGCGCAGAGGGGGTTTGCGATGCACCGTTCGGGTATGGATGGGTAGCGCGTGGCGCTGGCTGTGAGGCGCGCATGTTCTTCGACACTTCGTTGTAGGCTTCCTGCGACAGTGCAAGAGCCTCCTCGACCGAATTGATCTTGTTACCGCGCTCCGCAAGCAAAGCTTGGGCTACCCGCCGAACGATGGGGGCTTTGACCTTATAGTCAGGATCGCTCGCGGCGAGACGGCTTTCGAAACTGGAGACAGCGCGCTTCACGTCACTCGAAACAGCCTGGACAGCCTGGCGCTGGTTCTCAGCCTCCATGTCTCTAAGCTGGTATTCAGTACGCCTGCCGGAGATTCTCTGCTGGGCGTAGTCCCGCGCCACCTTCTCGGTCATCTGCCCCTGCTTGACCGCCTGTGCGAGGTCTGTCGGCAGGACAATGCCGAGTGCCTCCTGGGCGGTGCGGACGTAGGGCGCGATGGCTTCGTAAAAACCCTTGTAGTCTCCGGCGCGCAAGGATGCGCCAAGCTGGAGAAGCTTGGCTACGTCGTCGCCGGTCAGGTTGTTCTCGGTGGAGAAGTTCTGAATGTGAGTGCCGACATCGGCAGCCGGTCTAAGCGAGGCAATCTCGGCCCGCGCTTCCCGTCTCTGCTTCAGCAGCTTGTTGATCTTCTTACGGATTTTGGGAGACGCGTCCTGCGGGGACTCTTCGTCTTCCTCGTCCGTTTCAGTTTCTGGTTCGTCTTCCGCCTGTTGACTGTCTGGCTCGGTGGCCTCGGGAGGGGCCTCTGTGTCCGCTGGAGGGGCTAGAACATCGGCCTCGTTCGTGGCCGGAACCACCTTGAGAACCGCGTCTAGGATGCTCTCCTTGGAACGTCCCGTATCTGTCGACGTTTCTGGCGTCGAAGGCTGTGGCGATGGGGAAGGACCAGTTTCCCCTGGCGTCGACGCGGGCGGAGGTGAATCCGCTGCGGGCGCGGGGGAGACTGTGTCTTCGTCGGCCATCTGTGTCTCTGTGGGTTAGTTCACCTATAGTCCTGTTATTGCAACCTTGTCGAGGCCGATGGCCCGCCTGGGCCTGGGGTCGGCGGCTGCGGTGTCGGAGACTGCGGCGAAGGAGACGGCGGAGCCGGACTGTTGCTGGCTCCCTGCGGCCCCTGGGCGTTCGGATCGCCGACGCCGGGGAGACCCGGCATCTTCGCACCGTTCATCGAGGTGATCGACGGGATGCCGTCGGCAATCGCCTCGTCGATGTCGATTTTGTCGTCCATCCGCTTCAGCGCCTGCTTGACCATGAACGCAGGTTTGATGCCCGGCAACTGCATCAGGATCGGAGCCAGCCGTTCGAAGTTCTGGAGTTCCTGCGCCTGATCGGGACGCCCGGACGACCCGGCCCGAATTTCCAGATAGAGGTCGCGGGCGACCACGTCCTTGGTCAGGAACGGCCACATGGCTCCGGGGCCGACGATGGACTTGACGGTCTCCTCGGAGACATTGAGCAAGAGAATCTGCCCGGAAGCCCTGGCTATCGCCGAAAGTGTCTCGTCGATGTCGTCGATGGACGAGCCGGTAGCGGAGGCTTTGGCCGAGGCGGCGATGCTGGTTTCGGTCAAAGCCTTGCCGCCCGCGCCGCCAAGGTCGGCCTCCTGCACCCCGACCGAGCGCATCAGGTCTTCGAAGATGGGGTTCACTTCGTAGAGGTTGGGGTCGACCGGCACCCCCTTGATGCCCATGAGAACAGTGTTGATGTCCTGCCCCGGCTGGAGACCTGAAATGGCGATCAGCGCATTGACCGGGTGTTCCTTCAGCGCGGAGATGTCATCCTCGGAGAGGGTTCCCTCGGCATAGGCGATCTTCGGGCGATTGGCAATGCGGTGTTCCCGGAGACCCTGGCGGGAGCGGTTGAGTTCCCGCTGCATGGGCCGGATCAGGGAGACATCGCTCGGCGGGAAGACCTTGCCGTCGATTTCATTGAAGGCGGTCAGGAACCACGGCCAGAACCTGTCGGTGTAGACATCCGGCACGGCAGGCTCACGCAGGAAATCGGGATAGCCGTCGCAGATTACATAGACCAGGCCGTCCTTCTTGTTGAAGACTTCCCATACCAGGCATGAATCCGTGTCTCCAGAATCGATCTGCGGAGCATCGCTGGAGCCTCCGGTTGACCATGTCGAGCGCGCTCTCTCGTAGTCGGTGCCGGTGTCGGAACGCGCGTAGCTGGTATGGGACTTGCCGACATCGACGCCGTATGTCTCCTGGACTTCGTTGACCGAGAGCATGAACTCCTCGGCGACCCAGTCGCAGCCGAGAAAGTCTCTTAGCTGGATACATCTCGGGTCCGGGATGATCGCGGTGGACTTGGGCCAAGTGAACAGCAGGCCCTCGCGGACGACGGTGTCCTGCTCCTGCCGGAGTGCCTCCAGGGTCAGCCGCAACTGCTCGGCGGCGGCGTCGTCCTGCGTGATTTCGCCATCGGCCAGATCGGCTGTCGCCCGTTCGATGAGGTCCAGCTTGTTCTGGATGTCGGCGATGCGGTTATCGACATCGGGTGACTTGGCCAAGACCCGCTGGAAGCCGAGTCTTGTCCAGCCAACGCCGGACGTAGCCGCTCTACGCACCGTCATCTTCATCATCGACTTGAAGCTCTGCTGCTGCTCGTCGACCTCGTAATCGTAGAGGAGTTCCAGGGTGCGGCAGATTTTGTTCAGCATCTCCAGTTGCTGCTTCACGTTCTGCGCGTCCTGAATGACCATGTTGGCGCTCTCGATTTCATCGGGCGCGGGCATCATCGGCATCGGCGGCGGCGGTACACGACCGCTCGGCCCGCCTTCGGGGCCGGGAGCGCCGGGCGACCCACCCGTCGTCTCGCCGGGGTGCGGCAGCCCTCGGGCAGCCATGCCGTTGGCGGATTCGGGCGGGGCCTCGCCCATCGAAGACCCCATCGGCGGCACTCCTGGCGGTGGAGCCATGCCGGGAGCCGCCGGAGACATGCCCATGCCGCCCATCGCTCCCATCGCGGCCATCATCGTCGCCTGCTGCGCCTGCTGCATGGTCGCCTGCGCCTGGGCGAGGCTCTCCATGGTGCCGTCCCAGACGGTCGAGAGGATGCGCGGGCGTCTCCGGCAGACGACCTGCGGGTTCTTGGCATAGACGGCAGCTACGCGCTTCTGGATGTGCTGGAGGGTTATGTTCGCGACATAGAGGTCATCCTCGACGATGTCGTTGAAGACCGCCTTCTTGGGGTCTTCCGGCCACTGCACACCGGCAGCGAACTTCTGGTCTTTCTCCATCTGGCGAAAGATCTTGTCCCAGTGGTTCTTGCCCTGCTTGACCATGTCGGAGAGCGCGCCGACGAGGGCTTTCCTCCGGGGTTCCGGGTCCGGCGGGTCACGCGGCGTGAGGTTCTTGGTCCTGTCCCTGTCGGAGTTGACGGCAGCTAAAACCGGATCCATCTCCGGCGGCGGGCCGGGGTCGAACTCGGAACCGGGAGGCGGCAGGTCGAGAGGGGGAAGGGCCATCGGTCAGCTTTCTGCGGTTCGGGCACCACCACGGATGGACCCTGTCGTCCAGCGTCCCACAGAAGGGGCACTGCTCATCTATCACCAGCCTTGTCTCTCGGCTGTACTTTTTTCGCGTGTCTCCCGCCGCGAGCTTTCCTTGACCCAGCCATAGGTGCCGACGGCGGTGGAAGGCTTCTTTTTGCGCGGCGTCTTTGGTGTCGCGTGGATGTGTAGGCCGACGCCGATCCAGGCGAGAGCGTCGACAAAATCATCGCGCGCACCGAAGGGAAACTGAAGCAGTTCCTGTCTCGCCTCCATCCACCACGGCGCATAAGACGGGAAGTAGACCATGCCCATGGCGAGTCTGCCCAGAATCGACTGGGCACGGGTTTTCTTGTCATTGACCGGCGTAACCTCGAAGATTGAGCGATAGACGCTCCGCTCGCGCATCCGCTTGCGCAGGAAGGGTCCAATCGACTTGGAGATGTGGCCTCTCTCCGCCCACCAGTGGACGGTCTCGTATTTTTCCATCAGGTCGATCATCCGCTCGACGACGATGTCTGTCGAGAGGTGCGCCCAGACGAGGTCTTCCATGACCCAAATGTTGTCTTCCTCGTCGATGCCGACGACCATCAGGCAGGTCTTGTCACGATCCTGCGAGGTGGAGACAGCGTGGTCGGAAGCCGCGTAGAACCGAAGCTTGTTGTTCGGCGGGCGGTCGCCCCGGCCATAGGTCTTGATCCTGTCGACCGGGAAGAAGTTGCCTTTTTCGGGAGTGGGCGACCCCTGGTAGAGCGCCTGAAAGCCGCGCGGATCGGCAGACCGGATGTCCTCAAGGTACTGCACCGGGAAGCGCACCGGCCAGAGTGCTTCGCCCTGCTTGCGCCCCAGCGGGTCGTTGTTGGAGGTCGCCAGCGCCGGAAGGTCGATGATCTTCCACTTCGGACCCTCGCTGGCCGAGTAGTCGGGGTTGGTCGGGTCGGTCAATCTGCCGACAAGGTCGTCCTCGTGCCAGCGCGTCTGGATAATCACGATCCAGCCGACCGAGGACAGCAGTCTTGTCTTGGCGACCTGGTTGAACCAGTTCCAGAGTTTGTTTCTAGTGACAAGACTGTCTGCCTCGACCCGATCCTTGATAGGATCGTCTATGAGAAGGCCAATGGACCCTCTCCCGGTTATGGCGCTGCCGCGACCGACGAAGAACAACTTCCCACCCTGATCGGTCTCTACGCGGTCGACCGAAGCCGTCTTGAGCGGCAAGCTGTCGAAGACCTGCCCATAGAGGGGGTCTTCGATAATCTCCCGCACTTCACGGCCAAAGTCCCAGGAGAGTTTATCGCTGTACGTCGCGAGAATAATGGACTCTTCCGGGTGTCTCCCCATGAACCAGGCAGGGAACATCCGGGACGATAATTGACTCTTCCCGTGTCTCGGCGGGACGTTGATGATGAGGCGTGAGATCAGCCCGCACTCGACCTGTTCGAGGGCAGCGGCAATCGCCTGGTGGTGCAGGGCGACTATGTACTGGGACTTGGAGACATCGTCCGGGAAGGACGCGTCAGGCATCATAAACTTCGAAAACGTCAGCAAATCCTCACGCGCCTCGAACGCCGTTTTGCGGCGTTCGAGGGCGTTGAGATATCTGTCGAGGTCGCTCACTTCCGCGTAGTTTTCGCTGTCGTGCCTTCCTTTTCCAGACGACGGCTCGCCGGGCTGCTGGTCGGGTCTTCGTCGGTGGAGACATCGGCATGGGTGCGCTTGTCGACATCGATGTCGTCGGACTGCGGGGTGCGGGCCGGGAAGGGCCGTCCAGGGATATTCTCCTGCGCACGGTCGTCGCCACGGAACTGCTGGAACTCGCGCTCCATCCGGGCGTCCTTGTCCGACTGCGGCACGTCAGGCTCGGCTTCCGAGGTGTAGTCGTCTTCGATGCCACGGAGACGCGCCAGAGACGCGGCCTCCTCGTCGGCGGCGGCGCGCTTCATCTCGGCTTCGGTGGGTTCCGAAATGCTGCCCTTGCCCTGCTTGATGGCTTCTTCCGACGCCTTGATTTCAGCAGGCCACGGGTCGCCCTTGTTGATGAAGTCGGCGAGCGTCCGTAGTTCGCTGACAACCGAATAACGGAAGCCCGGCTCCTCGTTCTGCCGGTAGCTGTCGACGAGGTCTTTCAGGGAGACGTTGAAGTCTTTGGCCATTATTTCCTCCTGGAGGGGTTTTCCTGTACCGGGTCGGTAAAGGTGAAGTCGATAGGATCAGTCTCGGCACCACCGCCCTTTATGAACACTGGAACGCCGACAGCGCCCCAAGGCAGCGAGGGTTTCACAATGGTGGTGACTTCGGTGTCGGAGACAAGCGTCGTTGGCTCGTCCTGTCCGGCAAAATTGATGACGCTCGTTGCGTCGAAACCCGTCCCGATGCAGGAGAGCGTGAAGTCGGGATCGCCCAGCACCGCCGTGTCCGGCTCCAAATCCTCCAGGGTCGGCGGCTCCGGTTGCAGGTTTGTCTCGTCGTAGATCCAGCCCTCGTCTTTCTCGACGATATCAGCGGCCCCGGTGAGGGCACGGGAGACACCGTGCTTGTTGGCGACGTTGCGATAGCTGTAGATCAATTCCGTCAGTTCGGATTCAAAGCTCATGTCGGTAGTCTCCTCTGGCCAGCCGCTCGGGCTGCTTTTGACTTCACGATAGGTAATCATCACAGTCTGCCCGTCAGCACCAGAACGATCAGGATGACCAGCAGGACGCCGATCAGGCCGCTCGGCCCGTAACCCCAGTTTGCCGAATACCCCCAGTTCGGCAGTCCGCCGATCAGCAGGATGACCAGCAGGATAATCAGGATGGTGGTCGGGGTCATGACTTGCTCCTTCGAGCGGGCGCGGGCTGCTCGTCGATGATCGACGCAGGCGGGTCCGGTGGCGGCGGCAATGGGATCGGCTTTTCCTTGGTGAGTACGCTCACCATCCGCATAAGTTCGTCGAACTCCCGGTTGTGAGTGTCCAGAATCTGCGTCATCTGCCGCTCCTGCACCTCCAGCAAATTGGCAAGATGCGCCTGCTGCCCCGTAATCAGGATGTTGAGAAAGTACGTCGAGGCTGCAAGCCCGGCACAGATAAGGATCAGCACACCCAGACCAGCAGGCGTGAGCCGCTCGGTAATCGCGCTGACGCTGTGACCAGCCAGTTGCACGGTGGTGTAGGGCAAATGGGGTTGGTCGGGCATTGCCATCATCCGACCCACCATACGAGGACCACCACGATGCCGACCATGATCGCGAAGAACATGCCGATCACCGCCAGCCACTCTGCCTGCGGCTTGTTCATACCACGGCCACGTCGGGCAGCATGGCCGCGTTCAGGGCGTCCAGAAAAATGCCGTGATACCCGGCGATCAGTTCGTCGTCGTCATTTCCGTTGATGATCTGTCTCGCGTTGATGGGGTCGTCGGTATCGTCGTTGAAATACTCGCCAAGTTTTCGACCTGTATACCAACCTTCCGCCATACCTCTAAACAGACATCGAGTAGCAATAAGAGAATCCAGAGCAAGGCCGGGATTATCAACCAGGTCACGATCGTCAATAAGTCCAAGCGCCGCCGAGGCTTTTCGATAATTATCCTCCCATGTGAGCATCACGAAGCCCCTGCCTATGTACGGCCAGTAGGGCTTGGATTGCAGGTAACTGTCGCTGCCGTACTCGGTGATCGGCCACATCCGGGTGGCCGTCTCATGGTAAGTCGTGGCCAGCATGTACGCCAGCCACCTTTCATCCGTCATGGGCGTTCCGCCCGCGCCATACTCCCAGACGGCTAAAATCACATTCTGACCGTCGACATGTATCTGTTCGAGAGCGCCGGAAAACAGGTTCTCGCGCACTTCGCCGAAGTAGATGTCGCGGTCGAATCTCATGACTTGATGTTCCGGTGCTTTGCCCGTGGAACTTCTTTCGCCACGGGTGTCGCCGTTACCGTGTCTTCTTCGCTGTAGGGAGACACGGTGCCTCCGGCGGAGACATACTCCAGCCAGTCTCCAACTTGGGAGTCTTCCGTGAGAAACCACTCCCGGCCCTGCTCGTCGAGGCAGATGATCGACTTGTGGCCGTCTTCCTTGATCTCGGCGGGGTCGTCGAGGTTCTCGGGGGCGTACATGCAGGAGACGTAGGGCATCACATCCTCGCGTTGAGATAGACTGCGGCATTGGCGGTAGCCGCTCGACAGTAGCCACCTTGCCCTACCGTCGCGCCCGCTATGGTGAACTCCAATGTCACCATTTCTGGCCCGGCAGGCGCACCTGACAAAGCCGATGCTGTTATCGTGTTCTGGCAGGAAATCGAAAAGTCAGCGGCGGCGGATACGGTAACTGACGGCGTGGTCCGCATCGCAACGCCATACGGGATATGCGCCCGCCCCAATACTGCCGTTGGGGTGTGGGCCGCGCCGTATGGAACGCCCGAAACAGTTGGGCCGATCTTGTGGTAGTACCGCTGGCAGGCCCTGAGTTCCTCGGCGTAGTCGGGCGGCTCCCAGCGCGGGGCTACGCCAGTCGCCAGCGGGTCGAGGTAGAGGCCGACATCGTACAGTTCGTAATTGTTGTTGACCACGAGGCCGTTGGTGTTGGCGGACGTGCCTAGAATATTGCCAGCCTGCCATCCAGCCACGCCAATATAAGTAGGCCCGGTGGCGATGACGAAGCGCAGATAAAAACCCACGGTATTATCGATGGGCCACACACCCGTGGTGTCGCCGGGAATGACGAAGGTCTGCACCGTATCGGTGTCCGCCTGCGCCGCGCTGATGGTGAAGTTGCCGACATAGCTGCGGTCCCCGGCAGCGTTGCGGAAAACAAAACTGTATGTCCCCGCCAGGGATTTCCAGCCGAAACGCAGCACGACCTGCCGCGCCCCTGCATAACCCCAGCCAAAATCACTAACACGCAGGCCCTCTACGGCCTGCGAGATGAAAGCGTTGTCTGCTCCGGTCAGTGACGCATCGCCAGTCGTAACGGCAACCCGGTAGCGCATCTGCCTGACGCCAAATGGCGGGTAGATCGGCTTGCGGTCAGTCTCCAGTACTCCCGCTCCTGCGAAGTTCGTTAGCCACTGGTCGGCCCCATAATGGCCGTTCGCCTGACTGGATAGCCCGGCGTTCTGCTGCGAGTGCTGCATAGCGCCGTTGACGATCCGGTTGTAAGTGTCGGCGGTGAGGATCGACTGGGCGTCCGAGACGACGCGCCAGACGCCTTCCGAGAAGACATATCGCGGCCCGCCGGGGGCGAGGAAGATGTCGCCGGGAGTTGGGGTGTTGGGAAAGTTGAAGCCCATCAGAAATACTCTTCAAAGATGATGCAGCCGTTGCCACCGGAAGAACTGCCTGTGGAGCCTTGACTTGGTCCGTTGCCAGCACCGTTGCCGCCGCCGCCGGGGAAGCGTCCGGTTCCCGCTACCGAGGACGAGCCAACAAGCCGCAACATGCCTTGACTGGTCTGAGCCAGAAACGACGTGCCGCCCGGCCCCGGACACGCGAGGTTGCCACTCGGAAAGTTGGTAATGCCAGCAAACGAGGAGCCGCCATGGACGTTTATGTCGCCGCCGCTTGCGGTGCCACCACTGGCGCTGGGACTCGAAGATGTTATACCAGACGCTGTGCCAACAGTCGGCGCGCCGCCGCCATTGGCGGTCATGCCCTTGAAGGTCGACGCCTGCCCGGTTGTCGACGTGCCCAGCCCGACGACATAAGGCTCCGACGCGGCAAGCTCCGACGCCTGATAAATCTTCTCGCAGTAGGCACCACCACCGCCGCCGCTGCCCGCCGACGACTGGGCGGCTGCGGTAATCAAAGCACCGCCACCACCGCCACCACCGCCGACGATCTTGACCTTGACCGACTTCAGACCGGCGGGCTTGACGTAATCACCGCTGACCAGCGCGGTGGTCGTGCGTACCGACCCGGCCAGCGCGGGCAGGCCGTTGACCTGCACCCACTGCGAACTGTCGCCGTCGCTGTACCAGACGTACAGATTGCCGGTGTCGCTCTCCCACCAGAGTTGACCAGCAACCAGGGGCGCGCCGGGTGGCGTGTCGGAGATGACAGCGCCGCCGACAGAAGCCACCCACGCGCCGTTCTTGCGGCCATAGGAGACACCGTCGGATGGCGCTTCCTCGGTAACATCGACCCAGGCGGCGTCCTTGCGGCCATACGCCTGGCCGTCGGAGACAGCGTCTCCCAGCTTGGTGCCAACCGCGCTGGTGACGAACGCCGTGGTGGCGATGCTGGTGGTGGAGTTCCCGGCGGTCTGCGTCGGGGCTTTCGGGTCTCCCGAGAACGTCGGCGAGGCGATTGGCGCGAACGAGCCGATGACATAGGCCGTGGTGGCGAACTGCGTCGAGTTGGTCCCGGCGGCGGGCGTCGGGCCGGAAATCACCCCGGTGAAGGTCGTCGGCCCGGCCAGGTTGGCCTTCAGGTCGAGAGCCGCCTGCTGGGCGGTGGAGACAGGCTTCGAAGCGTCAGACGTGTTGTTGACGTTGCTTAAACCCACTGCCGCGCTGTTCAGCGTCTGCCAGGATTTGTCGCCGCGCCAGTATTGCGAGACGGTGCCGGTGGCGATTGGTGGCTCCGCCGTGGATGCGGTGCTGAGCGTGTCCCACTGGGAGGCGACGAACGGCCCCGCCGGAATGGACCCCTTGGACTTGTAACCGGCTCCGGCATAGACGACGAAGTCACCATAGATGTAGTCGGTGGTGGTCGAAAAGAACCTGACAGCCAGCAAATCCGTGGGGTTTTTGGCGGCGTCGACGACACCAAGCTGCAAATCGGGGAAATTGACATACAGTTCACCGACTTCGCGCGTACCCGGAGCGGGTCGCTGCTTCTTGGTCGATGATCGTAGGGTCTGGACTCTCTGGGGCATGTGCCCGTCTTCCTTCCTATCTAGAAAGTGCCGACATCAATCGAGGATTCGACCCAGCCCGCATTGTACCTGACATAGGGCTTGCCGTCGCTCGGCGCGTCGGAGATGCCGGATCCGAAACCCAGCGTGATGCCGTTGATGCAGGCGAACAGCCCGGCTGTCGTCGTCCACATGTCTCCGTTGACGGGTGTCGTCGGCGGCGTTCCGTGCGGCAGCGAGAACCCGGCCCCCGGCGCGGACGGGGCCTGCGTGGTGGCTTTGCCGGTAAACGTCGGAGACGCGGTGTTGGCCTTGAGGTTCAACGCGGCCTGTTGGGCGCTGGAGACAGGCTTGTTGCCGTCGGAGGTGTTGTCGACGTTGCCGAGACCGACAGCGGCCTTGTCGAGCAAGGCCCACGACTTGTCTCCCTTCCAGTATTGCGAGACGGTGCCCGCCGCGATCAGGTTTTCCTTGAGGTTCAGGGCAGCCTGGGTGGCGGTGCTGATCGGCTTGCCGAGGTCGGAGGTATTGTCGACGTTGTTCAGTCCCACGTCTGTCTTGGTCAGGACGACGACGCCGGTCTTGCCGGAGACACTCTGGACAGGCGCTGCCGCAGCGGCCCGCGCCGTGGTGTGGTAGAGATTGACGCTGCCTTCGGGAACCGCGTCGGTCGAACCGGGAGACGGTGAAATCTCGACATAGACGGTGCCGGTCCAGCGGTAGATTTTGCCGGTATCCAGCGCCAGGTACATGACACCGGCCACGCCGGTTGCCGGAAACGCCGCCAGGTTGGCGAACTCCAGCACGTCGTCGACGTAACTGGGAAGCTGGGCTGCCGGGACTTTTGCCGTGGCGTCGAGAGACGCGTAACCGTTGGCGACGGCCTTGTTGGCCTTGTCTTCCTTGGCATTGAGAGCCGTCAACTGCGCCGTGGAGACAGGTTTATTGGCGTCGGACGTGTTGTCGACATTGCCCAGGCCGACTGCCGCCTTGTCGAGTGCGGCCCAGGTCTTGTCTCCCCGGTAATACTGAAGTGTCGTCCCGAGAGGGATGAAATCCTGTTTTCCCGAAAGATCGGCGGTGTTGGCGACCTTGTCCCAGTCGGCGACGTTGAAGGCGGCGGAGACAATGGCGTTCTTGGCCCGGTAGAGGTCTCCGGCCTGAACGACGTAGTCGCCGATGCCGTAATTGGTGAATGGCGAGAAGAATCTGACCCCGATCAGGTCTTTGGGGGCGAGGGAGACATCAATCGCGCCGAACTGAAGATCCGGGAAGGAGACATAGATTTCGCCGACGGACCTGGTTCCGGCAGTCGGTCTTGTATTCTTGACGGTGGTCCTGAGTACCTGGATTTTCTGCGGCAATCTTGCCTCCTGAAATCGCGTATCTACGCCCTAGAAAGTCCCGGCATCGATGGTGTCGATCAGTTCCCAGAGGTAATTCGGAAACGCCCCCGACACCAGCATCTGGTTCTGTTTCGAGGGGTTCGGAAACCCGGCTCCGGCAGCGCCGGGTGCCCAGTCGGTGACGTATGTGTCTCCGGCGGACAGGGTCGTCACCACTTCGCCGACATTGGGGTCGGTGAACGGCACATGCAAGGCATTCCTGAAGGCTTGGGTGGTACTCATCAGAACGGCCCCCATTTGGTGCGCAGATATGCTTCGGCCTGTATGCGCTCGGCGTCGGAGAGTTTGCGGTTATACAGCAAAACCTCGGCGACTTCGCAGTCGCAGCTTTCGTTATCCAGAGTGAGGTCATAACCCGAAAGGCAGAAGCTGCCGCCCCAGCCGTCCGCCGCCGGGGGCGTCGGGTGGGTGCCGAGCAGGACGCCATTGGAGAACATCCGGGGTGTGATTTCAGGGGTCGCGCTGTCGCCGCTGTAGAGCCGCCAGTCGGTGTTCACCGTGATGCGCGTGTCGGGCAGGTAGAAGCCGCCGCCGCCGGTCGTATAGGCGACATCCATGAAGCCGTTCCACCAGCCGATCAGCAGGTTGCCGCCCTCCGGGTAGTTGGCGCAGGCGATGCGCCCGGTCATGTTCGGCCCCCACATGTGGGCGACATAGACCAGCGTCCAGTCCTTCGCGACGCCGGTGCCCGTGATGCGGAGACGCCCTTCGCTTTTCCTGAACACCGCGCACGGCAGGCCATTCTTGGCATTGCGGTGCATGGTCGGCACCGGGGTTGGGCTGAGGACAGGCTGTGTCGCCGAGCCGAGGTTCGGCCATGTCCCTATCGTCGCGCCATCGGCAAGGCCAAGCTGCGAGGCATCGAGCCAGATGGAAAGACCGGCGAGGTTGGTCGGCAGCCACGGCATCGGCGATGACGACGGCGCGGGCTGGTAGACGATGTCGGCGTAGTAGTTGTTCGGCTTGATCGTGTTGGCCGGGAACACCGTCTCGGCACCACTAAGCTGCGGCGTCGTATAGGCTCCGCTCTCATAGCGCAGATGGGCCGAGCCGGGCGGCAGGATGCCGGTGTAGGGGTAGGTGCCGTCGATGGCGTTCCCCTTGTAGCCGATAGCGGCCCGCACGACCTGACCGGCGACGACAGTGACCGGACCGATGGGCAGCAGGTTCCAGCCGGGTATGTCTCCAGACGACGTACCATCGGCCAACACCGAGCCGTCGTCGCCCCACAGGGCGACATAGCGGGATGCCAGAGAGGTGGCACCGCGCCAGTAGCGCAGTGCCGTGATCCGGCCATCGGCGAGGATGCGGATGCGGTTTCCGCTCATGAAGGTGCCGGGATCGTTGGGTTCGAACTCGGCCACCGCACCGGGGGCGTAAATGCTTTCTTCAGGCCCCCACTCTTCCGGCGGCCAAACCTTGGTCGCACCGAGATAG